GATAGATCATTAGATTCCTTAATACTTAAATAATTAAAATTCATTTTATTTAATAAGAAGTTGAATAAAAAAAAATCTTCTTATGATCTATTGTAGTACATAAGAAGATATAAAACAAGTAATTAATTAAAAAAGTTTTTTATTTTTTATTTCTGTTTAAATTTACTATAGGCATTATTAAATAATTTAACTTTGCTTCAAATCCCTCTAAACTTTCAAAAGGATTCTTAATATCCCATTTAGCAGAAATAATGAATGGGGTTTTTGAAGTATTACCATTAAATGTGATTCCTTTATTACTTGATAATTTTTTAACCTGGTTACAAAATTGTCCTACATAATCACAATTAAAAGTAAATTCTTTGCCTTCAAAATTATTAGTAAATTTTTCTGGAATTAATTGCAAGATATTAGGATAATTTCCAACTAATTCTCTATAAGGTACAGAAGAAAGTTTTATTTCTTCATTTTGAAAAGTAATTAAATCATCAGTAATTAAAACTTTAGTTGCATTTTTAACTTGAGTCTTAAAAATCGAACCAGGAATTGTAATATCTTTTTTTAATTCAAATCCTAAAACATTAATAGGAAATTGAAAATAAAACATTCTGTGGCCGTCAGTCGATCCAATAAGAATTTCATTTTTATTTACTTTTAAATGAATCCCAGTTATTAAATATTTAGATTCATCCTTAGATACAAATTGACTAGCTACTCTTAAAACTTCATAAGGTAATAAAGCAACTTTAGTTTCTTCTTTATACATAGCGTATGGACTAGAAACTGGATTGGATGTTAATGTTTGAGACATTTTTTTTTGATAAGAGGGAATAAGATAAACTCTCAATTGAAATACTACATTAGATATTATGTAATGTCAAACTTATTTTATCAATTATTTTATAAACTCTATAATTAAACTTGATATTTCCTTTATCTAGTCTTACAACTTTTAATAATGAAGTCATAATAAAAAGTAATTCCCAGGTACTAAAGGTTATAGTAACTTTCTTACTATTACTGAAAATATTAATGATTTTAGACATTTTTTGATAAAAAAATAAAGATATTTTCAACTTAACGTAAATTATATTTAAAGGCAATTAAAGGCAAAATTATAAAAATGAGAATTTTTTTTATTTACAAATACTAATTACTCGTGTACTATAGTAGGGAACTTAGTTTTTTAGACTAACCAAAATGAAAATTACTGAAAATTCTCAAAGTCAATTCATTAATTATGTTTTAGACTTTTATGGCAAAAGTGGACTATATCCGCTAGCCGATCCAATAATCAACAACAAATTTGTTGAACGTGATGATGTATTAAAGGCATTTAAAAAATATAAAAGTCTTTTAGAAACTGCAAGATTATTACGAACCAATTATACCTGGGGTGATGGTGATTCTTTAGACAGGGAAAGAGTGAGAGATATTCTCACACAAAATTACAATTTTCAATGGACTAAATAAAATGAAAACATTCCACACTATTTGTATGAATTGCAGAATTAATGAGTTACCTGAACAATATCAGGTAACTATTGTTCATCTTGTAAATCACTTAGCTTCACATACTGATTCGTACCAACAACACGCTATGAATCGTCTTGAAAATATAAGTAATGAAAATCCTTATTGTGATGACATTCCAGGATTTAAAAAGTTAACTATGAACTTTGAAGAAGATGGATAGAAAAGAAGCAATCAACTTAGCTTTAAATTTATTTCGTCAAGATTTAGATAAAAATGATGTTGTTATAACATTAATGAAATCTAACATTCCAGAATCTACTGCATACCGATATGCCAAAAAAGCATTAGATCAGTATGAATGGGAAGATGATGAGAAAGACGATCCAAAAAAGTGTTTTGAACTTAAAGCCCTAGACACTATATATAAAGCTATGAAATGGGCTGAAACAAATCAGGAAACTGAACTGGCTGTTAAATATGCCAACTTATACATTACAAACAAAAAGAGGTTAAAGAAATGAATCGTTCCAAATTATACGAATGGTTACTCGATAATAACTGTCCGTTCGAGTGGGAAGTTGATGATTTTTGGGATAGTGGTAAAACTGTAAAACTTATTTTTTCGGAGGAAAATGAAGATGATTGAAAATCCCGTACCAACAAAAACTATGCAAGATAAAGATAAAACTTATCTTGCTAATCAATTTGATGAACATTGTTCGGATGTAGCACGTTCCATTGCAAAACAATTTAATTTGCTACCTAGTTTTTATGATGAATTTATAGAATACTTTACAGATTTATGTAGAGAATCTGATGATGGTTATTCTCTTGTAAATGATAAATCTTTAATAGATAACTGGTGGGAAGAAAATTCTGATATGTATGATGACCCATCACCCTATGAAGATTACGAACCAACAGATGAGGAAGTGTTATCTTCATTTGGTACAAAATGGCATGACAGGTTATGACTTACGATCCATTCACTAACCAGGAATTAGATCAACTTTATGATTTAGTTCGAGATAAACATGATGAAGTTATGTGTGGAGATTGGGAAGCTGTAAAATCAGATATTGCTGATCTTCACTTATTAATGAGTAAACTTATTTATGCACAAAAGAAACTAGACAACAGCTAATTCTTTTAACTGTTCCTGGAATGTCATACATCGTTCCATAAAACAAATCTCAGAAGACCGTAATGCGAGACTATCCAATAGTTTTAGCTGCGGTTTTCCACTTCTTCGAGCTATACAAACCAAAGCCTGGTTACATTCAATTCCTGTTAACTTTCTTAGTGCATAATTATACGCTCCAAGTTGATGACAATAATTTACTAACATTTCATCTGACCTGACTTCCTTGGAAGTCTTCCAATCACAAATAGTTAACTTTCCATCAATATCTATTAAAGCGTCAGCCGTTCCAGCATATCCATAATCTTTATCGTAAATACTAAATTCAATCGCATGAATGGCCGTTACTCGTTCCAATATGAATGATCGTAAACCTCTTGCGTAGCCTGACGCACTCCAACTAACACGAGGTGCGGTTTCGGCTGCTTTCGATAAACCCCATTGCGTGACTTTTGTTGGGCAACGATCCAATTCATCTTGGCCTGTTCTCCAAATTCCTCGCTTGTTGGCATTGTGCCTGGCAAGTTTCGCTCCAGTTTTAAGTAGATATTCTGCATGAGCGTGAGCAAGTTTTCCTCTCTCACAAGCCATGTCCCTTTCATCGGCTGAGCCTTTCCTTTCAATCCATCGTTCCAATGCATCTTTTTGTTCCTGGGGTGCGGTTTCTTTTAAAATATGGGTAACTGAATGATATATATTCTTCTTTCCATCTTTATATATACGATGTGGATATATAGTGCCAGAATCATCACGTTCCAATGACCATCTTCTTAAACCAGCTAACGCTCCATGTTTTTGTAATGAACCCATGAGTGGTTTATAGATATAATTTCCCATTCTTATAATACCTTAAAGAGATTAGTTTGCAATACCTGTTGGTCTACATTTCCCCATTGATCTGCCATAGCATTTGCTATTCCCTGGAATGTAGTGGATCTTATCTTCCATCTATCCTTTGATGGCGGTAAATAATGTAGTCTCTGTCTTTGATTATCAGGTAAATTACTTACGTCTATTACATCTGTGGGAATTAACTTTGGTAAGCCTTTTAACCACAAACCAGTTTTCTTTTGTTCCGCATGACCAAACTGATAAGGTTGGATATATTGCGTGGCTTTACCAAGTTTTGATCTACTTGATAATGCTCCAACAGGATTTTCTATCGCTATGAATGGGCAATTTACGTTCCATATATCTTCAACAAACTTTATAGCTGCCTGTTGTCTACCATCTGCGACTTTTTCTGCCCATCTGCTTGCCCCGGATACACTTAAATGAGTGCATGGTGGGTGGGCAATAATTAAATTCCAGTTGTCATCTATGATTTCAAGAACATCTCCTTGAATATGTTTATTACTTGGCTGATCTGTAGGTAATAAATCACAGGACCAGGCATCATGTCCTTTTAAAGCAAATGCCTCTCTTACAATTCCAGAATATTCACAGGCTACGAGTACTTTCATTTTCTATAATGCTCGAATCGTGCTGACCTAGATTTCCTAACAGCTATACTGTCACTTTCATCTGAATAGCCATTACTATGTGACGAAGGAAAAGAATCCATACCTGTTCCTGTGGCAGAAAAAAATCTACCCTCATGTAACCAATATTCATGTTCCTCAAATATGTCAAAGTCTAAAATGTTAAAAATTTCATCTTCATATTTTATTTCAAAAGCACCCCAACAATTATAAGGACATATAGCCCAATAACCTTTTCTTGAAGGTGCTCCGTCCAAAAGTAAAACAGACTTTTCCTCATAATCAGCTAATGCTCTAGCCTTTTTAAGTTCTTTTAAAGTAAACTTTTTACCCTTTACTTCTGCATACATATCTACTTGAGGTAAATAAAAATCAGGTAAATACTTTCCAACTAATGCTAAATCAAAACCTTCTGGCTCATACTCATATTGAATACCTGCTTTATCAAAGGCAACTAACCATCTAGCTTCTGTTCTGGATCTGCAAAGATAACCCTTGTAATAAGTTTCTATGGATTTAATCATAATAAAAAAAAAAGGGTCAATAGCTAACGGGACTTATACATACCAAAACCCTAACCATGAGAAAAAGTATGATGCCCGAATAGTTTGACCCTATGAATGGCGATTTATTCTTCCTCTTTGAATGGATTACCGCCCGTCATTAATCTCTTAATGTTAAATCCATTGTCTTTTTGTTCCTGATAGGTAGCTTCTATTAAAGGGCTAGTTCCTTTTTTACGAGGTACTGCTCTCAAACTATATTCAGTTTTTAGTCCAGTTCCTTCTCTTGAAAGAACAAAATCCCATGCTAATAAATCAGCATAATCTTCCATTTGACTTATCTTGTCAAATTCTTTGATTATCCCTTTCTGTGTAGCCGAAAAGATTTCAACCTTTTGTGATTCGTGATTAAATACTGGAACTGCTATTGCAAATTTTGATGCTTCTGGTGCAGTACCATCTCTATTTAATCTACGGGTAAATTCATTACCCATTTCAATCTCAACATCATCAGATGATGGATTATCTGCAAATCTGAATGGCTTTAATTTGCCATCTCCTGATTCGCCCCATACCTCCCAATATTCAAGAGGTTGATCGTCTAGTAATGCAAAACGAGCACTACCTCCACTTTCAAGTTTTGATGGATTTAAGTAACCACCTGATTCTGTAGTAGCTACTGCTGATTGTGCTTTTTCTGTTAGAAATGCCATGTTTAAATGTGCTTGTAGGCTTTTGCCTGGTGCAATTCTATTGTAGTACATGGACAGATGAATGTAAATAGTATAGAATTAAAAAACCCCCAAGATAGGAAGAACCTTGAGGGTTTGAACACATTAGTCTACAGTAGGTATTGTATCACATGAAGCTGCAACAGTTTGTTAAGAAGTTACCAAAACATTTAGTTTATGCTCCCATATATCGCAAAGGAGTTGAGATTCGTTCCAAAGAAGGAAAGACCATAAAGGCAACTGGTAAAAATCCATACGGAGAAGCTTATGATAGAAATTTTTCCCCAGATGATGTTGCTTATGTACTAGAAAAGAATCCTGATCGCTTCGGTGCTGTTGGTTTATTTACAGGATTGAAAGGTAAAGGTTTAGTTATTCTTGATGTTGACCGCAACTTAGCTATACATAAAAAGAAATGGGGTGATACTTTAGATGCTGCTCCATGTGTAGTTAGTACTAAGAAAAATGCTGCTAAATATATATTTAAAGTTCCAGAAGATTTATGGGGAAATGTAAAAGGTAGATTTCTTTCACAAGCTACCTCTACTTGCTATGAAATTTTATGGAATAGACAAGGTTTAATTTTTGGTGCTTATCCTGGTTCTGAAACTTCTTCAGAAGGTTCTTATGGATTTGAAGGTGATTTAGATAATATTCCTGTCGCTCCAGATTGGTTATTAGCTGAGATGAAATCATTGAAGGCTAATGAAGAACAGGTTGGTTTTGTTAAAAATCAAAATGCCTTAAATCTTTCAGATAGGTCAGAAGATGAAAAAGCTCAGATAATTCAAGAATGTTTAAGTGTTATTCCGCAGCAAGGGGCTAACAGTAGAGAGCATTGGTTATTCATTGGAATGTCTATTCATTCTGAAATACCTAATGAACTTGGCCTGGAGCTTTGGTCAGCATGGTCTAAAGATGATGCAGATTACATTAATGATTGGGATGAAGGAAACCCTTGTGAGGCTGTCTGGAAGTCCTTCAAGGGCTCTAAACGTGGTTTAGGTTCTTTGATATACGAAGCTGATAGAAAAGATCCTAAGAGGGTTAGATTCAGTCCAGTTAGCTTGGATATTGTTAATAAGGCTCAAAATGAGCTAATGGTTAGAACTAGAAGAGTCAAGATGACCTTCCAGGAAGTGAAAAAAGAATACATGAAAATATGCGAAGAGATAGCCGATCCAGGTGAACAAGATTTTCGTATGCACCAATTAGCTATTGATAATGAATTTAAGGATCTTGAAAAGTTAGAAGGCTGCCTGATGAGTAGTGAAGCTTTTGATCTTGGTAGTGAAGAGATGACTGCTTCGGAATTAGATTCGGAAGATTTATCCAGAAGCTATGTCATACCAGAAATACTTCCCACTCCAGCAGTATTACTTCTTTATGGTGCTGGTGGTGATGGTAAGTCTATGGCTGCATGGGCTTTAGCTAAACACATATCCCTCGGAGAACCTTTTGAAGTTCAGAATAATGTCGTTCCAATTAAGAAGGGTAAGGTTTTAATTCTTAATGCTGACCAGCCAAAAGTACAGCTTCGTGAACAGTTAAGAGAGCAAGATTACAAGATGGATGAAAATACTGTTGTTATCAATGGTTTTCAAATTAAACGTGAATATTATTTTTCTCAACTTATTAAAAAACATAAGCCTACATTAGTGATTATTGACTCATTGATTGGTGCTTCTGCTGGTAGAGCTTTTGATGAAAATAAAAGTTCCTTTGCATCTCCTTTGTACAGGCTTACCAATAACAATGGTCATGGTTTTCCTGCTACTACAATCCTGGTTATTCACCATGCCAACAAACAAGGTGGATTTAGAGGTACAAGTTCCATAAGAGATGCCGTTGATGAAACTTGGAAACTTAGCAAACCAGATAAAGAACTTGCTGAACAATTAGGTTCAAATTCAAGAATTATTAGAGTTGAAAAAAGTAGATTCAGTCGTATGGGTAGTGCCTTACTGCTAAAACAACTAGACGATCTTAGTTTTGAATTAAAGGATTACAAACCAAAAATTGAGAATTCTAGTCCTGCTTCAATTATTGATCGCATATTAGAGAAACTTAGAACTGTTTATCCTAATAGCAGAACAAGGCTTGAATTAAATGCCGATCCATTAATAGGTGGAAATGTTACCGCTATCAGAAAATCATTAGAACGATTAGTTGATAGAGGTTTGATTGAGATTTCTGAGCAAAAACCTTCGGTAAATGGAGGACGTGCCAAAAACTACTATAAAGCTATCCTCGTGCGGGGAGACAAAAAATCTGTCGCATTGGTTAGTAACCCTAGTGATAACAGGGATTTAGCAATGCGACAGGTAGATAAAAAAGAAAGCTGTCGCATTGGTACGGAGCAAGCAATGGGACAGGATAAAAATAAAACTAACTGTCGCATTGATAAAAGCCCACTACAACAGGGATCTACTAGCAATGCGACAGGTGATGTATATTCCCCCGTGCGAGAGGAAGGAAAAGATGCGTGGAAAGTTTGGGAATGAGAGATACACAAGTAGTAATTTACTGTCATCGAGACATAGAGGATGCTCCATTGGCCTCGGTTCGTTATACAAAATATGATGATTTAAATAGAGTCATAGATGTTGACCAGGTTGACTATGAAGATAAAAACTATTTCCATAGTGAAGTTTTACAGGCAATTATTTGTGGTGTGGATGTTCTTATCTATACCTGTTTAGATGGCATGGCTTTACAAAGAAAGATCGAACGCTGGACATAATCTTATTATTGTACTACAATAACAAATACAAACATATTGTCGCTACCCATGACACAACAAAACTACTCCGTTTTCTACGGAATTAAAGAGCTTCATCGCTTACATACAGCTTCTAGTTTAGCGTTTGATACTGAAACACTACAGCTTCAACCAGAAAAAGGTAAATTAAGATTACTTCAACTTGGTTGCTATACCTTAAAAACTATAGTTGTTATTGATTGTTTTGAACTTACAGAAAATAACTGGAATTACTTAAAAAGATTCTTTACCAATGGAGCTAGATTTTGGCTCGCACATAACGCAGTATTTGATATTGGTTGGTTACAAGAACATGATATTGATATTAAAGGTAAAGTCAGATGTAGTATGTTAGCAAGTCGTTTACTTACTAATGGCATACCAAAAACTCAGCATGGTTTAGCTCATGTAGCAAAAAGATATTTAGATATGGATTTATCTAAAGAACAACAATCCTCTAATTGGGGTGCTGATGTTTTAAGCCAAGCTCAACTTGAATATGCTGCTAAAGATATAGAAGTATTACTTGAGTTAGATCAAATATTAGATACCAGAATACAAGCTAATCAACTTATGGAAGCATATACATTAGAGTGTCTTGCTTTACCAGCTATGGCTCAAATGTGGAGAACTGGTCTTCCCTGGAATCGTACCGCACTTAAACAAAGACGTATTGATTATGAAGATGATTTAAAAGAAATGTCTAAAGAATTTTTGCGTGAACTTGATAATGCTTTACCCGAACCAAATAAGTTACCACGAGAGCGTGATGGATCGTTCAATCTTCGTGCGAAAGACGAAGGTTCTATAAGATTAGGTACTAAAAAATATGCTGGATTTAATATCAATAGTCCCAAACAACTATTAGAAAAGTTTACTTTAATACTTGGTACTCCACCTGTAGATGCTACTGGTAAACCTAGTGCCTCCAGACAAACACTAAGAGCTTTTGCTGCTGATTCTGAGATTATTCAAACCTACTTAGTTTGGAAGAAAACAGAAAAACGTAGACAAATGATTACCAGTATTTTGGATAAGCTTGATGACAAAGGTTATGTTAAAGCTTCTTATATGCAGCTAGGAGCAGATACAGGCCGTATGTCTAGTATTAAACCTAATAACCAACAGATACCTAGAGATTCTGAGTTCAGACAATGCGTAGAAGCCCCAGAAGGTTGGAAGATAGTTGATGCTGACTTTTCACAGATGGAATTACGTCTTGCTGCTGCATTAGCGAAAGATGAAAATATGATCCAAGCTTTTATTAAAGGCGAAGATTTACATGACTATACTGCTGAAAAGATGGGTTGTGATAGACAGATAGCTAAATCAGCTAACTTCGGTTTGCTTTACGGAGCAGGAGCAGAAGGTTTGCGTAACTACGCTGGTAGTAGTGGTGTTTTGATGACGCTCGAAGAAGCAAAAACAGTTCGTGATAACTGGTTGCGTACCTATAAAGGTGTCCACGCTTGGCAGAATAAAAATTATCAAATTGCAAAGAACTCTAATGGTAATGAATGGGCTGAAACTCGTATTCCTTTATCGAATATGCGTAGGTATCTTAAGGGAGATCTTAACAGAGTAACTGTTAGATGTAACACTCCAATTCAAGGTGCTGGTGCTGCCATATTAAAGTGTGCATTAGGAAACTTATGGATAGAAGTTAAGGAATGTGGCGAAGATAAAGTAAAGATTGCAGCAGCAGTACATGATGAATTAATACTTTTAGTTAAAGAGCAATTTGCTGATGCATGGGCTAAGAAACTAAAAGATATTATGGAAAATGCAGAATCAAAATGGTTAGGCAGAGTTCCTGCTGTTGCTGAAGTATCTGTAGGAAACACTTGGGAGGAAACTCATTGACCAGACAACAGAAAATTGAAGCTGCTCGTAAACGTATCGAAGAGCTAAAACAACTAATTAAACATTGGAGTAAAAATGCTTAAAATCTACAACACCCCTAAAGGATGGTGCTATCAAAAGAATACTGAGGTAGCATATTACAAGACACTACCCGAAGTAATGGCTGTAGCTTATGGAAAAGAATATAAGAGTAGAGACACTTAAAAATCTTTATGTAGAAATTCGTAAAGCCAGAACGGGGGATCTGTCCAGGGCTATAGATTTTCTAAGGAGTGCGAGAGAAGTACATCAAGGTAAATCGAGCCAAAGAAGACAAGCTAGAAAAAACTATGTAAAAAAGCAAGTTGAAAAAGCCGATTTGCCTTTTTGGTGGTAGAGTAGTACAAGAGAGTTTTATTAAATGGCACTAAAGCACGGCAACAAAAATTACTATCAAGTTTTAATAGATCCACATAGGTCAAAGTTAATAGAAGAGAAAGCTAAAAAAGCAGGAATTAGAGGTACAGCCTGGGTAAGACAAGCAGCTTATAGTCAATTACAACGTGAACTTTCTAGTGCAGAGTATAAAATAGCAGAGGCAAAAGACGAATTGTTATGGAGAGAATCTGTGCAAAGAAGAATTGATGGTAGAAAAACTAACGAAGGTTAAAGTTTCGT